GGGAGTTGCGCGAACTTGCAGAACTATGTCCTGCCATTTGCCGGTTCTGACTCCTTCCAGAAAGGAAGTGAGCTCGACATCATCGGCTTGTTTTGTATAGATGCTGTTGTAGTGTGAGATGAGCATAATTGTGTGAGTTTATCTTGTATGAGCTGCCTGTGAAATTGGTCAAAGCGTTTGCCTTTTTCGCGGCACCAGAGCCTCGCAAGTTCGTGAATTTCTTTTTCGATTTGTGCGTGTTGCTGAGGTGTTAGATTGTGAAATATGCGCACCGCCTTGTTGAAAACTTGCTCAACTAACACAAAGAGAGAGCGGTACTGATGGTTATGTGCGCATGATTCGATTATCTTTTTTACATCGATGGCCTTAGATACTTGTATGAACTTCTCGATGGCTTCGTCCTTTGGCTTGATTACTGGGAAGACATGGCCGCAAGGAAAAAACATCCCGAGATATTGCGCATCGCATACCTTCTTTGCGGTGTGATGCAGAGCTCCGCACTTTGGGCACTGCCTAACTGGAGCTACTCCATTGCCTGGCTTCTTCGGGTTGTGGAAGATATCGCTCCAGTTGCGAGGCGATGACCAAAGCCCATGTGTCATGCAGTTTCCTCCAAGGTCTATGATGGTGAATGCGAGCTTCACGGGGTGTGGCCTTGCACCACGCCCGCACATCTGGAGCCATAAGGGCATTGATGCTGTGGCCTTGTTTACGATGACGGTCTCGATGTCTGGCTGGTCGAATCCGGTGGTGGCAATTCCGATGTTGTTGAGTATTGCATCGGGTGTGTTTGCGAACCATTGGAGCACCTCAGAGCGATCAGGCGAGTCAGCATCGAGATGTCGAGAGTTGAATCCTGCTGCTTGGAATGCAGCATTGACGGCCATCGAGTGCTCGACATTGCAATTGAAGATGATTGTCTTGCGGCCGAGTGAGTGTGCCTTGTAAGCGTTTATGGTTGTCTCAATGTACTTAGGTGCTTTGTATGCCGCTGCCATCTGTGCTTGGTCGAACTCGCCAGCTTTCATCTTTAGCTTTGCGCGGTCCACAATCTGAGCGGCTGAGTAGGTCAGCTCTGGGCAAAGGAAGCCCTGCTCGATTAGTTCTGGGATGTCGATGCCGCACACGATGTCATCGAAGTAGTTACGCAGCGGATTGGTCTTGCGTGCTGCAAGCGGCGTTGCTGTGAAGCCAATGATGTATGACTGCGTGAAGTGCTCGATGACCTTTGTGAAGTTACCGATATGGCACTCATCGACAATCACCAGCCCGATGTTTTTGAACTTGTCGAGCCGCTTGTATGCAGTCTCAACCATTGCCACATAGACGCGAGCATGCGGTATCGACTTCATGCCGGCTGTCACGGCTTGTGATGGTAGGCGAATGGCTTTGGTGGCCTGTGCGAGCAGTTCTTCGCGATGCACAAGGATTAGGATGTCTTTGGAAGACTTCGCGCAATAGCGGTCGCATATCGCAGCAAAGCACACGGTCTTCCCTCCACCAGTTGCGAGCTGCGCAACCACCTTGCGGTGAATGCTCAGCTTCGCAGCGATGTTGTTGATGAATCGTTCCTGGTAGTGGCGTAGTATCATTTTATGCGCAGCCACTTAGGGCCATTATTTATTAATATTGTCTTTATTGTAATCTCATCCATCAAAGGTATAGCAGCTTTAACAGCTTGGTCAGGTGTTTCAAATACATCAAGCTCTTCAAGCTTTCCTCCAAATGGGTCATCGCTAACAAATTGAACTAACAAACGATTCTTTTTTTTCATGATTCGAAATTGTGATTGTAGTAATGTTGCCCGTCTGAATATTCAATCGGTGTCCACTCTTCAATTCCGCTATCAAATGCATCCACTATTTGCTCCTTCTCCATTGCTTTGGCTTGGTTGAATAATAACCTAAGTTCTTTTAGACTATAATTTTCTAAGGCAATAACCTCTGCCTCTAACCACTCAACTGCTGTCTGCTTTTTCATGACTCCAGTCTTTTATCCATTGGAATGAAGTCCGAGCCGTTGCCATGCACGGTCTTGATGAAGTCAACTTCAACCTTTGCGGAGTTAATAATTACTTGAGCGACCTCGGCTATTGTGCGTGCTTTGTCGAGCTCCATGTCACCATCTTTTAACATCTCGATTGTCTCGAATAGGTGGTCTCTTAGGTGTTCAATCTTGTTCTTTGCCATGTGATTCAATTTTACGTTTTAGTTTAGAAAGTATTTTCATTGCCGATTTGACCTCTTCAGGGTATCGGTGAATTGTGTTAAGTCGCATGTTGCTTTCGCGATCTACCAGCATGAGGTTCTCGACTTGCCAGTTGTCTTTATTGCCATCGATGAAGCGCAGGAACTTACCTTCTGGGATCGGGCCGTTCTCCAGTTCCCAGGCAAGGCGGTGAATCATAACCCAGCCTTGGCGGCCTTCTGCAATCTTCATCCATGTGTAGCCTTCGCCATCCACGCGAGTCCATCCGATGGGCTTGTGGTTTGCAGGCATATGGCCCGGCTTGAATAGCGTGTGCTCTGGTGCGTTGTTCCGTCCTTTTATTCCTTTGTTCCAAGCCTCTTGGCCTTTGTAGAAGCGGTTGTTTATTCCGGCAAGCGCCACAACAGGACCATGTACTTTGCGGATGTACTCCTTTGTCTTTTTGATGCCGCGAGAGTTGGCGAGCTGATGCACCTTGTTCATGCTTATGCCAAGCACCTCAGCCATCTCTGCTGTCCGAGTTGTTGGATATGCTTCGATGATGTAGTCAATCACCTCTTTTGGATACTTATTTCCCATAGTTGCCATCGAATTGATTGAGGAAATTTGCGATAAGCTCGTAAGCATGGTCAAGCTCTTGCTGGTTGTGCCGGTATAGGTAGAGGTCTTTGAACTGCCCAGACTTCTTGACCTTTGGAGGCACTCCGATGTAGTAGAAGTCTTTCGGATCCCAGCCCATCAGCATGCAATACCACACAGCCTGCACATGGTTGAAGTGCTTTATCATGTCATCGGCGAAGGCTTGCAGATTCTTGGCCGTTGTGGTCTTCACATCAGCGATAATCTTCATCTCATCCCAGCAGATATCCATCGCACCTTTGGCGAGTACGGTCTTACTTCCAACTGTGAGCTCGCTCACCACTATGCGCTCTTTCTCGGATTTGTCGAAGAGTTCGCCAAGCAGCTCCACCTGGTGAATTGCATCGTATGTGTTGCGCACTGCATCGCCCATCTCTGAATAGTCGCATTCGAGAAGCGAATAGTGGAAGTCCTTGCCATAGTTCAGCGATGCCTTTGCATAGCTGATGTCTCCAGTGTAGAATCGTTTGATCCTGCTTGCGCTTACCGCTGGGTATTTTATATAGTCTTCGCGTGTCATTGGTTGTAGGTTGATGTGTAGTAGTCTTGTGCGGTATCGTATTCACTAATGATTTGAATACCTTCATCATGACCAATTTCATAAGCATCCACAATCTGCTCTTTCTCGATTGCAATGTATTTGTGAAAGTTATTCAGGAACTGCCTGCCTTTGTCGCTATGCACGTCAAAGAATTCTGGATGCAATTCTCTGAGCTCTGTCATTAATTGTTGCACTGCTGTTTTCATCGTGTTACTTCAAATTTGGATTAGACTGTTGTGCTCTTTGGCGTGCTCTTCTGATGCTTTCGGCAGCTGGAAGCTTGCCCTCGCTCATCATGTCGAGTACCTCCTTTGCACTTGTTGCATTGAGTTTGTCATAGCCGATTGTATCGGCCCAGACGTAAGCGATTAGCCTTGCATCGCTCTTGCGTGTTGCAGGCACGCGCTCAAGTATTTCGCGCACTTGCTTGGTAGGGTTATGCTTCATCGTGTTATAGTTTGGATTTTCTCTTCATAAATCTCGATGCCTGCGATGGAATACACGCCGCACTTCATCATTGCCTTGAGTAGGTTCTGCGTGAGGTCTTCGGGCTTGTACATGCCAGAGCCGAACAGGACACTCAGCACCTTCATCCAGTCTACTTCGCCATTGATGCGAGCGCGGCGGATGGTGCGAATGCCTTTGATGTGGCTGTTCTGGATGCTCACCTCAGCGGTGTTATCCACAAGGCTCTCAAGTGTCGTGGCCTTCTCTTGCTCGGCTGCGAATTGCTTCTCACAAGCTGCGTTATATTCGAGCATTGCGTTTTTTGTCGATGCGATGAAGCTTTGCAGCGGCATTGTTGCATCGGACTCGATGCGCATGAGTTCTTTCTTGTAGGCATCGAGAGGACCGGTGACCATCTTGCGCGCATCTTGAATGGCCTTAATGGCCTTGTTCACTTCCGCTATTGCATTGGATGCAGCGGCGTAGTGCATTACGTTGTCGATTGGATACGCTACGCCTTCATAGCTGTTGCGTTCGATTATTTGCTGGGCTGACAATACCTCAGCTGAATTTATTGTCTGATACAATTTCTCGATTGGAATTGTTATCTTTGCGATGCTGTTCATGTGTTTTGATATGTGAGTAAGGCCGAGGTGTTGTGTGTCCTCGGCCTTTGTTATTTTTAGAATGGTAGGCCGTCTGAATCGTTAGCGAATAGGCTGTCGAGATCCGGCTCATCAGTTACAGTTGTGCTCTCCCACTTTGGAGCTGGCACAGCGGCAGGCTTGGCAGTAGTCCGAGCAATCCACTCATCGCTTTTGCGGATGTCATCCTGAAGGAAGTCCGGCAGCTTGTTGAATACTGCATCGCTATGTTCGGTCGTATCATAAGATAGCAGTTCGTTGATTGCAGGAGGGCACGCCATGCCTTTTGGAAGCGGAGAGATGCTCATGATGTTCGCATAGGTGCGGTCGTCTTTGCCGTTGTGTGCGATGTTTACCATGCAAGAGTGGCCGAGTAGCTTGATGATATCGAAGTCTCCAGCTTGTTTGTCGGTCATCTTTTTGCCAATCCATGATTCAACGAACTTGCGAAGTGATGCCTTCTCGCCCATGCTAAGGTTGAATACCGTCTTCACATAGAACGGCTGTTCTCCTTTGTCCTCGCTGAAGACTGCGGTTTCAAGTGGCAGTTCAAATAAGAATTGCACTTTGCGTTTCTTGTTTCCCCACTTCTCATCGAATGTGGTTCCCTTGTCAATGATTTGGTAGCATCTTGCTACGTGTGCTCCTTCGGGAGCGATTTGGCGGCTTGAGCCATTGCCAGAGTTTACTGGTGCTTTCATAGTTTTGAAAAATTAAATTGAGGTTAAAAGTGCTTGAGTTGATTGTTCGTGAAGATACTCGGTAACGAGCGCAAAGTTGTTGTGGAATTCATCCATGTTGCAAGGGTCCCAAAGGCGCTTCTCTGGTGCAACGCCGTGCTCCATGCTGCGATGGTACTGGCGTGCGAGGTTAGCGGCTTGAGAGTCGCATCGGGTGTATAGCCCTTTGATGCATCCGTCATTCACTACCATGACCATTGTGCCGGTTAAGTGATTGTAGTGGAAAAATTCTGTACCCTTCCAATTCTTGAAGGTTGTTGCTGTTGAGAGTTCTGGTGTGTGCATGTGTATAAAGGTGTAAAAGTTTAAAAAGAAAGGGGGCGGTTACAGCCCCCGTTAAGGTTAGGAAATTTTGTATGCTAAAGTTGTGTCAGTATCCACAATTTTTTTTGCTCTATTTTCTTTAATAGCCTTAAAGATGATTGCGTGGATTTCTTCGTTTTTGGTGATTACTCCGAAAAGCATTCCGAATTTTTGACCTCTGTTTACGATTGCAAGTTGTGTTGTCATGGCTGTGTGTTTTTATCGTTGTTTTGTTTGACAAATTTACGAGCATATTTTGAATACGCAATACCCAAACAAAGAAAAAAGCAAACCACCAGCGTAGAAAATCGCAACTCGCTGTAAATCAGCACAATTAATTTGCGCGACAAATCGCAAAGCCGACAAGCCCACCGAATACCGCCCCTGCAACTTGAGTCTCATACCACTTTTTCGGAGGCTGGGCCACAATCACGTTGTGCATTCCTGTGACGCTTACGTATGGATTATCTATTCCAAGGCGAACCACCTTGTCACGCTTACGCGAAAAGAAGCCCTTACGCAGCGTATCTCCAATTGCAACGGTATAACTTACCGGAATAATAATAGAATCGATTTGAAGCCTTCCTAAGCGGTTTATTGAGCCACCTATCTGAAGGAACTTCCCCTCTCGGCTGAATGACCTTGGCAGGCGCAAGTGCGGAAAGCTGTCGATGTACACGGTCTCGCCAAGCTCGACTTGCGTCACCACCTTTGTCCGCGTCTGGTATCTTACCACCACTTCAGGCTCACGCAGCTGCAAGGCTCGCAGCTTGGTGCCAGCCTCCGCGAGCTGGACGGCTTGGCTGTGGATTCTGGAACTGTCTCTTGCAATTCGCACAGTATACTCCGAGTTCAGCGAATCAAGATACATGGCATTGCTTTCCGATTCACTCAATGCACCGCATGTGCGCAATAGCAGAAGCAAAATGAATAAGCAGATTGCCAATAGGCTCAGTGTGCTGATGTTGCTCTGGTGCATTGTATTAATTCGTTAAGTCGTTTTAAATACTCATCCTTATTGCGCAATTCATTGAGCAAGATATCAGCCGCCACCTTCAGTGGCATAGCTTTTTCTGCAATATAAACAGCCAGCACCTTTACAAGTCGCTCATCGCATTCGCAATCGGTAGCCGGTAGGTTGTTCATATTTGCCTGGTTGCTTTCTTAACTAATAGCCGGATGACATCATCAAGCTTATCAACGCTATTTGCAAGCATCTTCATCACATCATTGCGCTCCTGATCCGTTGCGCTTTCGTGCTCAATCATCATCTTCACCAAGCCTCCGATTGAAGTCAATGGCTGGCGAAGTTCGTGAGAAAGCATGAAGCGGAACTCTTCCAGAAGGATCTTCTGGCGTTCATGCTCATGGTTGCTTATGGAAGTAACATCGACAAGTTGAATCCCGATGAAGTGCAGCATGTCAACAATGGAATAAATATTCCACATATTGTAACGCTCAGAAGCCATCTTCTGCTTTGTCTTGGCATAAGCGCGAATCGGGTCCGGTGCTTTTTTCTGCGACTTCCTGATTGCACTTAGCAACTCGTCCCGATCGGAATCATTGGCCGCAATGTCCAATATGTTGCCAGGCTTAATATGGCTGCTGTATTCTTTGAACAAATCATTGGAGGTGACGATATTGCCATCCTTATCGGTGATCACATAGAAGAGGTCGATGCTCGACTCAAGGATGTGCAGGCTTGCCATATCGCAAAGATAAGGCAAGGATTGAACTTTTAGGCTAATTCTTTACGTAAGTCCTGCAAAAGATTTGACCATGCAGCACCGCATGTCATAAGGTACTTTGCCGACATCCACAGAGTGAAGCTGAACACAATGCCGTTTAACAGTATATCGTAGTTCATAGGCATCTCCAAATCTTTGGTGTTTCTTACAGGCTGAGGTTTGACGGTGTAGTACGTAGGGGCCGCTAACAAAGATACATCGCAGGGCTGAATTGTATCGAATGCGGTCAAAACTATTTCGGGCTTTGCTTTCGGTTGTGCCATGACAGCCTCGAAGCTTTCGCGGTTAGCCTGGGCAAAGCTTGTATCTGCATTAGCCGCCTCCCAGCTTATGGTGTCGATGTTCACCTTGTTATGGCGCACGGTCTTTATGGTATCTCTACGAATCTGCTGCATCGCTCTTTGCTTTTGGAATATACCCGGCAGCTATTAGTGCTGCAATTATGGCTGTTAATGTTTCGGCTGTTATCACTTTAAAGATTAGTAAAAAGATGGATACCAAAATCATCAGCGAGCCGATTGTGCCACGCCAATGCTTGACAACAATATCTACAACTCGCCTCGGTTTGGTAGCACGTTTTCGCATAGGTTAAATTACGCGAAACACGAACGAACGTTGGAGCAATTGCGCCCTAAACTTTACAAAGTGAGAAATACAGATTCGCCTCTTCGCGCCTGCGATTGGTCAGCCCTGTAAGTACTTTGCCCCCTGCCTTGTTCCACTTCAGGAACTCATCCAAGATCGAAGGGTCGGAGGCGTTTGCTTTGGCTTTCTTCAGCAATGTGGATTTAATCAGTGCACCCGTTCCAACGTTGTAGCTGAATGCCACTAAAGCATCGAACTGGCATTGATTCAAATTCGGAAGGTGCTTATTTACCGCCGCTTCAAATGGCTCAAGTGTGGCAAGTAAAAGCTGCGTTGCTTCCTTTTCGCTTGCGAGCTTTTCACCCAGCAGAATCTTTTTGCCGTTTGGGTAGCGAGTGGAGCCGTAGCCTATGGTAACTACGGAAGCAGGGCAGAGGTAGGAACTAAGCCGCAATCCCTCGTACTTCTTAATCAGATTCAGACCGAGAAGCGAGGTGCTGCGCATTTAGAGAATGATGTATTGGATGTTGGCAACAACGGTTATTGAATCATCTGGTACTGAAAGCTCAACCACTATACTAATTTGATTTGAAGCAGTATCGGCTGCAACTATTGTACTAATTAATTCAGTAAACGGGTTTGTGATTGGGGTTATAACACCAAAAGCATCACGCGGGCTTGTGAAAGTTGAACCAACTGGTGGGCTAATATTGAAGCTGCCTGTTGTAAATGTGGGGTCTAAATCAACACTTAAATAAATACTCATCGTTACGATGTTATCTACACGGCTATAAAGCGCACGCAATACAGACGGAGTGCAATCATTCGCACCACTTATCGTTGGCGTGTAGCTTCCACTACTAAACTGCGGCATACCTGAATAGATATCTTGCACCTCAATTTTTTTAGACTGGTCAGCAGTTGTATCTACGATGTACATGATATCCGTTGGGTCTGCCGTTCCTAACGCGGTTAAATCGGTTACTTTAACGCCTGCCATAAGGGTAGTTTTTAGTTGGGTAAATTTACAAATTATTCAGATACTTTAACGCCTCTTCTGAACTCTTAAACTTTTGCGCATTTAGTTTGTGTTCTATAACTGTAATGTAGTACACACCCTGCTCAGTTATTACGTGAAATGATGTTTCATCCACAGCCTCCCATTTTGGCTCGATTAGATTAAGCCACGGCAAGCCCGTTGAGGTGAATTCGATATTTGTCGATGTGATGTTTACGTTTGTCATAGCTTTTCAATTAAGTATCCTGAAACTAAAGAGGTGTCAGTTCCTGTGCCTTGTTGCACAGCTAAAATAATATATTGCGCTTGTGTCCAGTCAATATTGGTGTTTGTGATTCCGTTGGTTGTTCCGGTATCAGTTTGAAAACTGAATGTAGAAAGCATGGACTGAGTAACCGTTGCCGATTTGATAAACAGCCTTCTTTCAATTTGCCCATATAAGCCGACTGAACTATACGTTGCGATAAGGTTTGCGCCTGTTAAGTTGTTGGCTGTGTTAATATAAAATCTAACTGTGGCGTTCGCCGTTGTTGTACTCTTTTGCGTTCGAAACAAAATGCGGATAATATCTCCAACCGCATACGTATTTGCAGGAATAAGCTGCGATTGCACAAGCTGGTTTGTCAAGCCTGTAATCGTTGCCGTATCCGTTGTGCTTTTATATGTGCTTATCGGCATTGTCGCAAGCGAACCATCGCCTCGCACATACTGCGCTGTCGTGCCGCTTGGTGTGTTGAACTTGCCGTTAAATGTAGTCCAATCGGCACTACTCAATGCACCCCTGTTGCTTGCGCTGGCAGTTGGCAAGTTGAATGTATGCGTGCTGCTTGCAGAGCTTATGCCGAAATCCGTGCCGCTTGTACCCGTTGCGAAGTTTTGCACTTGGGCAGTCAAGCCGTTCAATGCGTTAAGCCCTGTGGTGAAAGTTGTGATTACTTGGCAGAGGTTGTTGTCCTCAGTGTGCAGCGTAATGTTTCGCCCCGAAGTAGTTACGAAAATGCGTACTGCAAGCCTATCAGTTGCAAGCAAAGTTGTGGAAGGTACTGCAAGCGCACTTACATACAAATCGACTACCGTGCCGCCTGTAATCGCTTCGGGGTTTGTAGAGCCTGAAGATATGAGCGTAAAGGTTGCGCCATCGTACTTGTAAAGCTCCATGTAAAAGCTCGGATTGCCGCCGCCACTCGAAGCGTTAAAGTAGGTCTCGAAGTTCCAATTGCCTGAAGGGATTGCCAAAAGGTTTGGGTCGCCTGCATCGGTTATAAATTGCGCGATGTATCCATTGCCTTGCGCGTTTGTGCGTGTAAAGTTCGTGCCACCTCCGAGCACTGGAGTGCGGCTCATTTGAAAATAAGCATTGCCTCCAATCGTGCCCTGACTTATCGAGCCGTTGAGGTAATAGTTAACCGATGCGCCACCGCCACCGCCCAAAGGGAAGTTAGCTAAAGAACCATCGCCACGCACGTACTGGCTCACTACTCCGTTGGCAGTTATGTCAATGCTTGGCGTAGTGGTTGGGTCATTAACGTTAACGCTGAATGCAGGGTTTGTCGGGTTTGGTACTGTTGCTGAAACCGATGTTACCGTGCCGTTTGTAAGCGTTGGGAAGGTCTGAAGTGCACCCGTGCCATCGATATACTCCGAGCTCGTTCCCGTTGGTGTATCGAATTTGCCGTCAAAGGTGTTCCAATCAGCCGAGCTGAGGTAGCCATCTGTTGTGGTATCTGCTTGTGTGATGCTTATGTCGGGAGTTGCCCCACCACTTGAGGAAATTGGGGCTGTGGCTGTTACGGATGTAACCGTTCCTGTTCCGCCTGTCGCAGCAATTGTGAAGTTTGGATACGTTCCAGTTATATCAATGCCAGCACCTTCAGTAAGCACTACAGTCTGGTCGGGCAGCGTATTGGCAATTGTGAAGCTCGGATATGTACCAGTTATATCTATGCCAGTGCCTTCCGTCAATTGCACTTCTTGAACATCGATATTAACCGAGCCGGGCGTGCTGCTATTTGCATTCACAGCACCGCCGCGAAAGTTCATATTCACAACCCCTGAAGCCACAACCGTACCTTCATCGCGCACGGTTAAGCTACCGCCCCCACCGCCACCAACTGCGATTAGCGGATCTTCAGGTGTACCATTTCCGACAATTGTAATGCCATCCACAGCAACCTCGGTTAAGCATGGCGTGCATGGCTCGAAGTCTGGGAGCGGAATGTCACCAGTTGCGCAAGTATCATAGCAGCCGTCCTCGCTTGAGGTGCTGACATTCACATCCACATCAATCGCCACAGCGGCCCACTCATAGTTAACTGGCAAGTACCGGATCTCATTCTGGTATCCATTGGGCACAACCTCATAAGCGATGACACCAATGGCAGTCTTGAATTGCGGATCCGTTCCGCTGATTAACCTCAGCACCCTCGATGCTACCCAGTCCTGCGCATCAGCTCCATCGCAAGGTAAGTGCGATTTGCGCACCATTGCATAGGCCGTCATGCTGAACTTAGTCTCATAGATAGACTTGCAGCCGGCTAATCTCAAAGAGTCATTTTTGGCAACTGTAATCTTCCCACGCTTTGCCCAGAACAATGTGCCCTGCTTCGCATCAAAGTCGGTCACAGGAACGGCTTGACCATTGCCAATGTAATAAGCCCACGCTTTGTCATTGCCTTCGCCTACAAGCTCGCTGAGGCCGTATATCTTGTCGAAGATATTGCCGGCTTCAATGCGTCGATTGAGTCTCTCAAGTATGGTAGAAAGTAGATTCATGATTTGTTCATTGCGTTTATGATTTGCTCAACTAATAGCTGTGCATGGTCTTGAAGCATTGCCTCTTGTTCTTCTTTTGTCGGTTGGAAAATAGGGCCGTAGCCTTTGAACTTTTTACCATTGCCAAATTGAAGTCCTTCCGCTTTCTCCTTTTCAGAATCGGGCAATCCGATGCCAGCTGTTAATCCTTCCGTAATTACTTCTTGCGATAAGAAACCACCCTTCAGCCTGCCAGTTAATTCGAGAGGCAGCTTGCGTGATGTTTCTTGTTTCAATTGTGCGTAGCCTTCTGGAAAGTAAAGAGACTTAATTGGCTTTCCAGTAGTTTCTCCTTCGGGTGGCTTACCAACCTTGAACCTACTCGGCGCATTCGCCAAACTTCTCGGACTAACATATATCGGAGTTGTTTTGTATGGTACGGATGGCAATTTATCGCCTGCCGAGTTCGTGCCACCTTTACTTCCAGTTCCAAAGATTCGCTTAAACATGATGCGCTTCAATTCGCGAACTGCCACGTACAAAGGAGTGAACTTCGAGAGCCATCCCTCATACAACATGTCGAGGTTCTTTTGAATTTCAGCAGGTGTCGGCATGTTATGGAAGTGCTGTGACGTACTTCATATTCTTTCTGCAATCCCAGCAATGCGTATCATCAGGCAGGCGCATGTTCTGCAACATAGCTCCAAGCTCTTCGCCGTAGCGTGTAGCTGCGATGTCACGTGCGGCCATGATTCCATCCATTAACTCGGTCTTATTCTGCCCCCTATTCACAATCACGGTTGTGTTCACCCTTTGATTCGGGCTTACTGTGAGCGCATAGTTGTAAATCTCAACAGCGGTGG